GTCTGCATTGGAGTTTAGCCACTCATCATTGAGGGCTTGAGTTAATCGTGGTGTCTTGCGTTGTTCAGCTTCGTGAACCGATGCGCCTAGCTGTAAGGAGAAGCGAGTAGTTTCAGAGCTGTAAAGGAAACTGGTGAGTTGATCTAAGTGAGGATTGATCTTATTGAAGTACGCTGGCGGTTCTTCAGGACCAGCGCCAAACAAATAATAAGCCCGCTGAGTGGTGTAATCACCTTTTCGGGCTTCTTTCGATACCAAGCACTTGGCAATAATGTCTAAGTAGAAATCTTCTCTTGCTTCAGGGCTTGACGGTATTCTCATCGCTTAATCTGTAAGTTATCAGGATCTCTCATTGTAGAGCTTGGATCAATTGTAGGTCCTTTTATAACTCCAGCTTGTTGCGGTGTCAAGCCCACTTGCTCATCTCGCACAGGTTTAATTGCACCACCCCGAAGAAGGGATTGCATATTCAATCCTTGGAAGCCTTGCGTACCACCTCCCCAGATAGCAGCATCGCCTGGGCGAGCTTCTTTTGGCGCTTCTTGAGTGGGAATGGGTTTTCTGGAGAGTTTGTCTTTGTCAACGCCTTTTTTACGAGTTGCATATTTTTCTGCGTCTGCGTACTCTTTTTCGGTGAACTTGTTTTTCTTGGTGAGGAAGCCTTCTTGGTGTTCGCCTTCCCTTGTGGTTTTGATGTCGGACATTCCGAACTCGATTGCGAGTTGCTTGGTTGACTTATCAGTGAACTTAGTTTTTGCGCTGATAAGGTTCGGAGCTTGCAAAAATACGACCATAACTTCTTCATGACAATCCTTCATTGGACATTGTGGTTTACGGGCTTCAAAGTATCCATGTTTAGGACACTTGTAATCATTCGTTACTGCCATTGTTATTTCCCCTTCAGTTGCTCGTCAAGTGTTAAATCTGAATAATCATGTCTTGGCTTAATACCAAGGTTAATCTTAATCTCACCGTTAACCAATGTCAATTTAGTAGATTTATGCAATACAGGCTTTGCTTCTTTGCGGTATTGGACAAATAAACTGCGATCACGGTTCTGCATGATGGCTACTTCGCCACCAATCCACTCCTGATACGCTTTAGATACCCGTCTTTGCACATATTCGGTCAATGGTTCGGTTTCATTTAAGAAAACATCCCGTATATGGGCTACAGACAGACCGGCTAACTCAGCAAACAGTGGAATAGAGATACCACGCTCTTTATCTTGTAAAAAGCGCTTAATAATCCGTCTTAGCTCAGATCTACTGTGGATTACCGTTGGAATCGCCATAAACGCCTATTCTTTTCAAATAATCACTGACATTACGCCCTACAGTAAGCTGTTCAGGAGTGAAATCATCCTGTACACGGGATACTCGCTTAGTTAGCTTTTGGGCTATTAGCCTTGGTTGCACTTGTTCAGCATAAGCAGCGCAAGCTAGGGCAGTAGCAATCACCCGATCATCCTTGTTGCGCCCTGATGCTTCAATAGAACTGCCATCACGGATAGTGGTTTTCATCTCCTCGATGGTGTCCATATCCCAGATGTCTAGCATCCCACGCTCAAAATAATCCTTCATGTAGGTCAACATACGCTCTTTAGTCGCTGCCGTTGTCATCCATCCAATGGAATTAGACAATCCGCCAATGGTGTCGTTCCTACGCCAGATATAGTTTTGCATATTGCCGTACACATCCATAAGGTCTTTGCCCAACGCTGTACCCATTGCAGCAGCTTGGCGTTTCAAATTACGCAATTCATTGATGACAGCTTGCCCTGGACCATTGATTTCAAGGTTCAAAGTAGAGTTTTTATAAGCACCAGCTAAGTGAGCAATCACCCAAGCAAACTGGTAAGTGTTTAATTCTGAGGTAGCAAACGATGCTACTTGCTCCAATCCGTCAGCATAGACACGAAGGACTTGAATACAGAATCGGTCTGCCCAATCGCTAGATCCGTAAGCAGGATCAGCACCGATAACATAGTAAGCAGTATCCACAGGTTCTTCCCAAACCTTGAGCGTGGCAAGGCGCTCGGTGGATTTGAGGACTTCCGTATCGTGAAAGTTAACTCCAAAAGAATATCTATAGGATTGGTAAGGAACTTTCTTGAGTTTTTTAACGGCATCCGTACACCTCGCATTAGAGAAGAAAGAAGTACCTGTCATCACAAAGGCGTAGTCCTCGGTAGGAGGAAACTCCTGATACATGAGGGAATCATCTTTAATGCCCTCAAGCATCTTCCAACGCCACCACGCTATCTGGCGAGAATTGATCTCTACGCCATACAGCTTTTTAATATCACGCACCCACTCTTTTTCTTCACCAGTGAGTTTGCCATCCCAATAGACTTTGTAGGTTTGTCCTTCAGGATCAAGGGAATACAGCTCGTTACGCCACCAGCCACAAAAGATAGCACGCTGAGTTCTAGCACGCTTGGCAGTGGTGTACATATCGTGAAACATATTGAACCCCCGTGCCGTACTCTCAAAAGTGTATAGACGGTCAGGGTTGGTTTCAGCCAAGGAAGCCAAGAGAGAAGCTAGTCCTTCTTCATCTCCCCATGAACTGGTTTCCGTTCCATGTAGGTATGTAATAGCCTTACCACGACCAAGACTTCCTTTCGCTCTAAGCCCAGCGACTTGATAAAAGATACGGCTGCGGTTCTTGAGGGAAAGCTGATTTCGGTTGTGAGCAAGGATCGGGATCTTAAACTCTTTGGGCAAACCATCCATATACATGGCAAGGGTTGTTCGGAACATATCCCGATTTTCTTCCGTATCTGTTGTGAGTGTGCCTTGAAGCCCTGGGTGCATGAAGTGCCAATAGAGGTCAAGTGCGAGGGAGATTGTTGTGATTCCAAGTTGCCTTCCTTTCAGGATTACAAAGAAATGGCAATCTTCTTGCAATCCCTTTGTGATTTCTTGCATGACATAGGTTTGAGTACCTAAGAGGTTGTCCATCTTCCGTAAGCCTTGCTCTTTGGTTTCAATCTTGAGCTGCTTACAAAAGTAGTAAAAATGTTGAAGATTAAATTTACTCATGGGTTACCCAAGGTAATTTGTTGTCGTATTTTCGCAACATCGTATAGTTGCCTTTTTCAAAAAATCCACGATCAACAGAATATTCGTTACCACCTAGTCGAAAGCAAAAGGTACGCTCCCCTGACCAAGTGAACTTTGGAAATACTTGTTTTGCAGTGGCATAAAACTTACGATCTCCACCCCACCCTGGCTGTGCTAAGACACTAGCAATCATTTTGAGGTTCTCAGTTTTCATACCCCACATACACCAATCTACAAAGCGGTGACCTTGGGCTTGCCAACAGTCGTGTAGCTCTCCTAGGGCTTCGCAGTCATCATCAAAAAGATAAGCGCCATCCTTGTCATAAACGGATCTTAGGCAGTATGCCCAATCGTAGCCTTCATCAATCTTAGACATGATGGATTGCACATGATTTGGCTTGTACCAATCATCGTCATTGCAAAAGAAAGTGACATCCTCGTTCACTAGGAGTGCGGAAGCTGCGTACAGTCTGCGACCTTCTACATCCTTGCCACCGACAAAATTATCCCAATAGCAGATTCTTAATTCTGGGTATAGCCTTCTTAGCTCTGCGTACTGATTAAAACCTTCATCGCAAACAATGTAATGCACTACTGGGTAAGTCTGTGCTTTCACGCTGGCAATGCAGTTAGATAACTCCCAAGGGCGCTTTCCGTTGGTCACGGTCACTACGGCTGCGGTTTTCAATTGTGTTTACCTAGTTTTTTGATTTCAAAATTAGGAATATCCCAATACGCCACCTTAAGCCTAGCACTGTGATTCTTGGCTAGGTCAATCAAGGCTTTGTAGGTCATCTCACTAAATCGTTCTTTCCATTCACTGGCAAGAGCAATCTTTTGCTTTTTAGTCCTGCAAGAGAGCGCTCTCATCATCTCGGTTTTGTACATCAACCTTTCTTGAGTTAAACGCTCAATGTCTTGCATCGCCATCCTCTGGTCCATCTAACAAGGACTTGAGGTAAGCAATCTCGCTTTCGGCTTGCATTAACAACTCTGATGACTTGGCATGAACTCGCATCAGCTCATGAAAAATTTGATCCTTTTCCATAGCCCAAATCCGTTGCATATACATCTTCTTGGCTTGGTCATCGGCTTTCTCAATGTACTGAGCTACCGACATTACATTATTGCCATTCATTCCGTTCTCCATACTCGTACCCCTTCCCCGTCTTTTCTAGCAATAAATTTACGACCTAATTGTTTGCCTGTTCTGTAGTTTGCGTTACAGACAATTTGTAGCTTCCCCGTTGGCACAAAGAATGATTCTCCGACTTCCATCACCTTATATGGGTACACATTGCGCTTTTTCTCAGGGGGTATCGGAATATTTTTATCAATTTCAATACTCATGCTATTCTCCTTATATCTTCCATCATCATACACTATCATGATACACACATACAAC